CCGCTCCTGCTGGTGCTGATCCACCTCCATCTAATCTGGCTCCCCAAATGACATCAACCATGGGGAAGCCAGAACCACCACCTCAGGTTATTCAAGGAACTGGTTCGATTGGTAACCCCGTGAACCTTAATCCATACGGATTTACCCCCCAGCTCTTTCAGGGTGCTGTTTGTTTTGATGCTAAAGCTATAGCATATGAACAATATATAGCAAGCCAGAAAGAGCTGGTGGTTACATCCGGTATGGCATCTAATACTGTGTTCATGCAGCTACCACTTGATCCATTCGGCGAATATACCAATGATTTCATAAAGTCTTGGGTTGCCCAGCATCGTCGTTGGGCTGGCTCATTGCTCTATGAGATTACTATAACCGGCAATCCACTATTTACTGGAAACATTGGCGTATGTTGGTACCCAAACTACTATCCCAGTAAATTAGCTAACTTATCCGAGTTGATGAAGTATTCATACCAGATTTTCACTGTCACTTTAAATTCTACTCAAGTATTTATATTGAATGATGCAACTGACAGACAATTTTGGAGACATACTGACGATACTCGTAATTTTGAAACTGCAAAAGATCGACCCCATCTGATCTTTTGGGTTATGACAACAGTAGTGAATGCTATGGAACCAACTGCACAGATTCGAATAAGATTGGCGTCTAAGCTCCCCAATTTATTGGATGCAAAGATGATGAAATGTATACCATTTATGGTTTCAGATCCAGTAGCAAATCCGCGTTCTATAGGACCAACACCCAATCGTATTGAAGGAATGCCATTCAACCAGGTTTTTCCAAATACGAAAATTAGTTCCATGTTCATGTCTACCGATGGAATTCAAACACTGCCAAAAATTGCCCTGCCTAAGATTGATTTAATGAAGCCCGAGTTTAGCTGGCAATCTGATTACCCCTTCTTCGGAGGTGCTGTGTTTCCAGATACCGTTAATAAACGAGCAGTTACATCATCTTATACAGGATCTATTGTAGGTGCTGATTCCATTCGATATGCTATGATTACTGGAGAAGTACCAGAACTGACGCTATCGAAAATTGCTCAAGATAAAGGTTTCATTAACATAACAAGTAAAGCAGACACCTGGTTGACAGATATTACAACTGTAACCTTCGTTTCAAAGTATCTTACTATTTTCACTAAGCGAAACATCTCTGTGAATTTATTAGTTTATGAGAAAGATGGTTTTAAGATAACTGTCAATCAAATGACTTCTTTGCTAACCAGTGAAGGTGAAGCTTATGTCCTAGCTTATACATTTACGTTTCCGTCAAATTCATTAACATATGCCCAGTACTGTGGAATACCTAATTTATCACCACCAAGTGTTGCCACAATACCGCATTCTAATGTGCTAGGACCTTTGCTATCTCAAACTGGTTTGAGTGTTTTACCAACATCATGGATCCGACTTGGCTTTACACGTAGACTACCTATGGCAGTAACTTCCTCAAATGACATCGCACCAACGTTTAATGATTCAGTTGATATTAGAGAATATTTCGAGGATTTAGCCCAAGAGGCACCATCACCAACCTCCATACTTCAATTTTCTCTTGTTGATCCTGAATCAAAATCGACGGTTGCTGTTGTTCGTTATTTACCAACCCGAGGTTGTTTTGTCATTTCTAGTTTAATGCCCAGTTACTATAAACGATCACTTGTAGACACATCAACATTATTATTCAATGAAGTTGGTTTTGTCAACAGTTCGTCTGATTTGTTACCTACTGACTTAAGCACTTGGGCCAACCGTGCCACTGCTCAATATTCACAGAGATTGGATGATGCAACTGCACAATTTTCTATGCAATTGCAACATTCTAACTCTGAGACTATCGCCCATGCCATGGTTGCTGCCGGTCTAGATGCTTTTGCCTCTGGTGCCATATCGACTGCTGAGGACTTACCAGCTTTTATGAATTTTGATGATGATTCGTTCACCGGTGGATCGCATAGTGTTACTTCATCGCCAATTTACAACCCTGGTGACTTTGAGCAATATTGGAACGATGTCTGTCCAAGTTATAATAGATACGAATATCTATCAGAAGCTACGACTGGAAATGGACCAGGTTGGTCCTACTTTGATAATGAAACTGCATCAGATTATGGCGGAGAAATGGCTAGTCAAGTTCATGCTGAGGAAACATCTCCAGAGCCCTTACCAACAGAAGATACGCATAGTGAACCATCGCTTGAAGATTCCATCACTGCTAATAAGATGGAAAATCTTGTTAATGATCAGGATTTGTCGTTATCGGACAATGCTAACAATTCTGTAGGCCCACCGCGGTATCCTTTCGGTGGAACTTCTTCTTTTAAGTTCCAACTACCTGAAATGGATAATTTCATGAAGAAACAGATGAAGATGGCATTGATTTGGGCTGGCGCTAACTATGTGTTTTCACAAGCGCATGGTGGAGTCAGTTCTATGATATCAGCTGGTAATTCGGATTATCAGCAGTATTCTCAACAATCTCATGAGAATAATATGCAAAATCGGCAGTTTCAACATGATTCAGATATGTTGCATCAACAACAATCCTATGGTTGGGGCACTGAACTATTACACGCAGGTGAAGGTGTTGTCAATACCTTAACCGGTGGTGTCTTTGGTCTAGTGTCTCATGGTATGGATGATTATACGCAGAGCAATATGAATGCGGCGAATGTATCGAATGAACAAGCTATGAATATCGCCAATAATCAAACAAAAATTAGTATGAATAATGCTAATATAACGGCGCAGGAAAGTATGAATAATGCTAACTTAGCCAACGAACGTTCTATGAACACTCAGAACATTGCTGCGAAAGTA